GGCCACGTTGTCGGAATAGCGGATGACGTCGGATCGGAGGTCCCATTCCCACGTCACCATGCCGGCGGCATCCAGGGCCATCCGCAGGCGCCATTCGCTCTTCGAAAGGCCCGGGGACGGGCCCCCCGGACGACGACGCAAAGCAGCCTTGGTTGCCGATTCCATGATGTTCGATCAGAGGCCCGTCTCGCGCCCCCCGACAGACGAGACAGGCGCCCAATAGTGACGTCATCATCATATGCTCTGTGGTCTGGTAACCGCGCATAAAGAATGAAAAGGGTGCGCGGAGGGGGGCGGGAAAGGGTCGGGACTACGGGGTCCAGGATCGCTCGCCGCGGTAAGTCCAACGGTCACCCGTCCACCGGAAAAACAACGAACTGGCACCCACCCGGGCGCCGTTCGTGAGAGGCCCGTCAACCAGGTTGGTCTGCACCGATCCGGAGACAGCCAGCACGCAGGAAGCGGACGTGCCGGCGTTGGTCGTGATGTCGTAGACGATGTTGGTTTCGCCGCCCGACGAAGCGGTCACCACGATGTCAGACCCGCTCTCGACGGCCGTGTAGGTCCCCGTCGCCCCGGTGCCCTCGTCCCCCGTGTAGGAGCCCGCCGGTGACCCGCCAAGCTCGCTGTACTCAGGCCCGTTGAAGTTCGGAGGCGTCCCTGCGTAGTTCAGCGTCCAGGTCGACGGCGCCTCGGCCCCCTGATAGATCCACACCATCTCGTCGGTGCGCTTCCAGACCATCCGGCCGTCCATCCACTCCTCGAAGGGGCCGGTGAACGTGCCGCCCAGGTCGTCCGGCGATGCCCCCGCGGTGATGTTCGTGATGATCGAGTTCGTCGTGAACGACACCTCGCTCACCGTCTGCGATGCGACCATCAGGATCTCCACATCAGCGAGCAGCGATGCGGCCAGCGAGGGAAGCGCCACGGTGACGGTCCGGTTCGTGGAAACCTCATTCGTGCAGACGACGCGCCACAGGGCGGCGCCGGGGCTCAGCGTGTAGGCCCCGTCCGCGTCGGCCGCATGGACGACCGTCGTGACGGCGACGGCGCCGGCGATGGTGGCGGCCGCGTTCGTGAGACTCGCGCCGGCCGCCGTGGTCACGTCGCCGGCGTTCGTGATGGCGTGCCCGCCGGCGTCGGCCGGCCCGCCGAGGAGAAGCGCGTCGATCTTGCGGGGCGCCGCCGCCGGCGCGGCGGCGGTCATGACGGCGAGGGCGGCAATCAGAAGGGTGCGCATGGTGGGCCTCACAGGATGATGAGATAGTCGAGCTTGTAGCCGGCGGACGGCGCCGCGGCGTCGAGCTCGAAGCTGAATCCGTCCGCGGTGACCGTGTCATCGAGGACGCTGCCGCCAATCTGCGGCGCCCCCGCAGTGGGCTTGCGGAGGCCCGGCAGGACCTGCGCGGGCGCGGCGCCGAGGCCCAGTCCGGACACGACGACGCTCGACGCGCCGCTCGCGATCGCGGCCGTCCCGCGGATCTTCGTGACCAGCAGGTCCGGGTGCGGATACGTGGGCGTCCCCGGCGTCGGGTCCGCCTCACCGGCGTACACCTGGCGCCGGATGATCGCGTCGAACTGCCAGGTCAGCCGCTTCGTGCCGTCCGTGCTCGTCCACTCCACGTCGACCCGGACCGACAGGGTCTTCCCGGTCCCCATCTTCGTCCCGATCGCCGCGTCCGTCAGCGCCAGCGTCCCCAGGTAGTGGACGTCGTCGCCTTCCCCCGTCAGCACGAACGAGGACGCCGAGAACAGGAGCGTGGCCGCCCCGAGATCGTCCACGTGCTTCCCGGCAAAGACGAGGGTCCCCGCGGCGAGCTGCTCGGCCGTCGAGACGCCGCCGGCGGCCGCGGCCCGGCGCCGGAAGTACAGCCGCAGCGGCGCCGCGTCCGCCTGCACCATCGACGGCTCCGAGCCCAGCAGGTCCGAGCCGGTCTTCGACGACAGGAGGCACGCAACGCCCCCGTAGCCGGCCACGTCGATGAAGAAGTCAAAGCCAGGATCAAACATGGCGGCATCCTACTTTCCGGCCCCCGGCGGGCCACCTACAGTGCGGGTTCTGCACGCGCGGCTTCATCGGAACAGCAGGCCCCCGTCGACATCGTGGCGGAAGATGATGACCGGCTCGGACAGCAAGTATCCGAAGTTCGTCGACGCCGACGTGAACGCCGGCGGGTCGTTCGTGTCCGAGGGGGGCTCCGGGGCGTAGCCGGGATGGCCCAGCCCGGCATGCCCGACCCAGTCGCCGTGCACGAACACGCCGTTCGCTTGTGCTGTAAGCGACGCGGCCAGCGCCCAGGCGCCGTTCGTCGGCCACGTCGCGTCCCCGCCCCAGTCAAGCTCCCCGATCGCCGAGGCGCGCGTGTAGATCTCCACCGTCGCGCTCCGCAGGTTCGCCACGGTTCCCGTGCCGAGCCGCCCTCGACCGCACGAGGCGTCCGCGTGGAAGCCGGTCAGTACGGGGTCGCCTTCCGGGTACTCGTCCGGCCACTCCGTCGACCAGTGCCCACCCCGGTAGACGCCGATCCCGCTCCCCTCGATCCGGTAGTCGGGCGCCGGCGCCGGCCCGTTGCTCGCCGCGTTCGCCACGGCCTCGGCGTAGGTCTCGTAAGCGTAGCCCTCGGCGCCCCAGTGCGGCCCCGATGACCGTTGCGAGTTCCAGTAGGAGTTGGTCCCCTGCCAAACGGCCGCCCGCTTCGTCCAGACGAGGCAGTTCAGACAACGCCGCACGCCATCCCATTGCGGCACGTTTGTGCCCTCGCCGTGAAGGAATCGCCACGGTGTCGACGTCAGCCAGCCCGCCGGCAGCCCGTTCGATGCCACCAGCCCGGCCGGTGTCCACATCGGCGGGAAGTCGTTCGTGGGATTCGCCTCGCTCCAGGCCGCAAGGGTTTCGTAGCCGTTGCTCGGGCACGGGATGACGTGGTGCGGCGCCAGCGCCGCGATCGTCTGCTTCGCCGCGACCAGTGCGTCCCGCTCGCTCCTGTAGTAGCGCGGCCCCACCACGTCCACCCGCCGGTGCAGGTTCGTCGTGTAGTACGTGTTCGTCACCACGAACCACGGCTCCTCCTCGATCTCGTAGCCCTCCTCGTGCGCCGAGATCGCGTAGCCGAAGGCCGCCGCGAATCGCTCGAAGCCCGCCTCGTAGCTCTCCCACGCCATACGGTCGGCCGCCCCGCCCGTCAGCGTCAGATTGGTTTCGCCCCACTCGATCGACGTCGACGCGATCCAGAATACCTGCGTGAACACGAAGTCGTCCGGCCCCGGGTCATAGGCCATCAGCCCGTTCGTCTCCGCCCAGTTCGTCCGGCCCGCCGGCGACTGCCACCAGCCCCACAGGTTCGTTGCCAGCCGATCCACCTGGATGTCCGCCATCCAGTGGTTGGTCCACCCGTTCGTGACGCCGTGCTCCACGTCGAAGACGAAGGAAGTCGAGTTGAACCAGGTCGCCCACACGTTCGAGGCGAACGGCTCGGAAGGAAGCCGGTGGACCGCCGTCGACGGCCACAGTTCGCCCACGGACCACTGCGCCCGCGCCGCCAGGATGGCGGCGAACAGCGCCGACGCGAGGCCCCACACCTGCAGCGCGCGCCTAGTGCATCCACGCATGGATGTCATCCGCCTCCAGGTCGAAGATCTCCGCGTTGTCCAGTTCCAGCGTGCCCGCGCACCAGGCGTCGAACGTGGCTTTCGTGGTGAAGGCCGGCGCCGTGACTCCGTCCGCGTAGACGATCAACCACCGGCTCGGTGTGCCGCCCCAGGACGACCGGGGCCACGCCTTGCCCCGGGCGAACGCGCGATCCCGCGACCGCACGTCCGCGGAGGGCCGCCGCCGCGGAGGCAAAGCGGTGAAGCTGGTCCCGTTCGGCGTCTGCTGCGGCAGCACGGTCGGCGACGCCACCGGCGTCAGCGAGCGGAGATACTCGACGACCTCCTTCCCCCACGACGCGGGGATCGGCTCGCCAGGCGCGGGAATGTCCGGGAGCTTCATGAGTAGAGATCCGTGTCCACCGCGTCGAAGCCCATCCACTCCTCGACGCCGTTCCACGTGCCATTGCGGCCCGACTTCACCGACCGGTCTGCCGTCTTCATCCAGACGTAGGCCGCGCCGCTCTTCTGCACCGGCAGCGTCCCGAACTCCGCCGCGCTCGGCGTGTCCCGGAACCCGGCGCCCGCAGCCGCCTTCTTCGTCCGGCGCGGCGTCGTCTTCCGCAGCACCGGGACATAGACCTGGTAGCTCGTCGTCCCCTTCAGGAGCTTCCGAGCGAGGTCCTTCGCAGACGCGCCCAACTCCACCGTCGACGTTGACCCGTCATACGGGGTGTATTTGAAGTCCTTCCGAAGCGACTCGTTCTTCTCGTCCTTCCACTTCTCGATATCGACGAGGTCTTCTTCGGCCAGTTCCTTCGCGCCCCCCGCGCCGTAGCGCGGGTGCGTCTCCAGCGGCCGGTCCACCTTCGACCACTCCACCTCGTACTGCGGCTGCTCCGGGCCGGCCGCCGCCGTGCCGCTCTTCTTCCGCGACAGCATGACCGTCATCGTGCCCTTGCCTGACTTGTGCCGCTTCACCTTCACGCGGTCGACGTAGAACCCCGCCGGCACGCCCGCCATCACCTGGCCCGTGGTCGGGGGCGAAGCGAGGATCTTGTCATACGGGCCTTCAAAGACGCGCGTGCAGGAGTCATCCGTGTTGGAGAAATCCCAGTCCGGGCTATCCGGCACCTCCCGGATCTCCCGGCTGCCCACCCACCGCGCTGCCATCTTTGCGCTCATGCGTTCGCCCACACCGCCGCGCCGGTCGGCGCCAGGTTCTCGATCGCCTCCGCCATCCGCCGCGCCGCCGCCGCCGTCAGCTCCGTGGCCCGCGCCGTCCGCCGGTTGTAGTCCAGGGCCGGACCGCCCCCTCCGCCGACGAAAAGGCCGACCTTGGCCCACTGGTCGACCTCCGGCCCACGGGCCTTGTCACCCTCCGACAGGGCCGGCGTCGGGCTGTTGGAGCCCGTCCCGGCCGCCGACGCGGCCGAGGCCGCCCGAAGCTCCTCCGCCCGCGACTCCACCGCGGAGTTGAGATCCCCCAGCAGGTCGTTCAACCGGGTCTTCTCCGGCGTCAGGTCCGCCGCTGCGGCGTCCCACGCCGCCGCCATCTGCGACCGGCCCCGGGCCATTGAGTCGTCCGCTATGGCCTGGAAGTCATCGCCCAGCACCTGGTTCTCCCGCTCCGCCTGGCGCCGGTGGTAGTCGAACGACTGCGCCTTGTGCCCCGAGAGGCCCATCCATTCGCCCAGCTTCGGGATCCCGCCCAGCCACTCCTTCATCTCGTCGACCGCCTTGCGGATGCCGCCCGAGAGGTAGGAGATCGGCGCCGTGAAGATCTTGAACAGGAACGCCTGCAGGCCCGCGAACGAGCCGACGATGATGTTCCCGAGCCCCTTCCAGAAGTCCCCCTTCGTGAGCGCCGAGAACGCCGTCTGCAGGCCGACCGTCAGCGAGAGGCCCACCAAGTCCGACAGTTTCCCCGAGGCGAACGCCTCGCCCAGGATCGCGACCACGCGGCCGATCTGCTGGCCGACGCGCGTCAGGTCGATGCCCCGCAGCCCGTCCAGGATCCCGTTCAGCGCCGGCGCCACCTCCGAGGCGATCCCCACGAACAGGCCCCGCGAGTTCGCCCGAAGCCGGCCGATCGAATCGTCCAGGCTGTCCAGCATCGCCGCGTCCCGCTCCAACACCTGCGGAAGCGACCCGAGGCCCGCCCGCACCTTCTCGATCGCCTGCGGGTCCGCGAAGAACTGCTTCAGCGCAGCGCCCGACCGGCCGAAGATCGCCATCGCCGCCTCGGTCTTGTCCGCCTCCGATCCGAGGCCGTTGATCGCCGCGCCGATCTTCAGGATCGCATCCGTCGGCGCCAGGCCCTTCAGCGCCTTCATGTCCAGCCCCAGCGCCTTGAACGTCTGGACGGTCGGCTTGCCCTCCTCCGAGATCCCCGACAACGCCTTCTGCATGTACTGGATCGCCGTCGGCACCGCCGCCGCGCCGACGCCCGTGTCATCGAACGCCTGCCGCAGCAGCACGAGCTCGCCCACCGCCGCCCCCGTGCGGTCCTTCAGGTCCGAAAGCTCCGAGCCCATCCTGAGCCCCGATCGCAGCCCCGCCACCATGCCCACGATGCCGCCCGCCGCGCCGGCGATTCCCAGCAGGCCCCGCAGCCCGCCCATCACGCCGCGCAGCGGCCCCATGAACGAGGCCGTGTCTAGGGACATCGTCGCCGCAAGGTTCATCGCTTCATCCGCCTCCGCTTCGCTCCGGCGTGGCGAGCGCGGCGCCGCATCGCCGCCAGCAGCCGCGACGGCGGCAGGCCGTGGCGTTCAAGTTCATCCAGGAGATCCTCCTCCTCGAAGGTCGGGGCGTTCCGCTCGTTGCCGTAGCGCGCCGCGATCGCGGCATACATGCAGAAGAGCTGCTCCAGCGGGATCTCGAAAAGGACTTCATCGCGGCTCCACCCGTACTCGCTCCACACCGCGTCGCAGACCGTCAGCACCCAGCCCAGGCCGTTCGACTTCGGCCCCGGCAGCCCGCCCTCGCCCGGCTCCGGCGCGGCGGGGCCGTCTACGCCGGCGCCGCCGGTGCGTCTTTTTTTTCGGGCGCGTCCCCCGGCTGCGCCGCCGTCGCAAGCGCCGCCTTGAAATGCTCGCGGATCGCCTGTCCCAGCGGACGCAACTCGCCCACCGGGATCGTCCCCGCGAACTCCATCACCGCGTCCGAGAATGCATCCGGCCCCTCGTTCAGCAGCGCGTTCGATTCCTTCACCGGCCGCGTCAGAATGAACACCAGCGCGAGGACCTCCTCGTTGGACATCTCCCGTTTCGCCGTGTCGTCCACCAGCGGGTGCTCGATCTTCTCCAGGAGGAGGATCGTGCCCGCCGTGAACGGCAGCAGCGTCAGCCCCGCCGCCTTCGTCGCCTCGGGCAGGAACGCCCGCACCACTCGCTTCGGATTGCCCATTGCGCGCGCCTCCGCGTCAGGCCGCCCGGGGTCAGGCCGGCAGTTCCACGTTCGGGTGGTACGTCGCCTGCGTCTTCAGCTTCTTCCACCCGCGCCGCTCCCACGCGAGATCCGAGCCGTCGACCAGGAACTTGTAGGCGCCGACCGTCAGCGTCGTGCCGCGCACCGGCGCCGCCGTCGGGCTGGAACCCGCCTTGCAGATGACTTCGAGCTCGATCTCCTCGCGGTCGTCGAAGTAGATCGCCGCCGCAACGAAGCCCTCGTAGTCCAGGATCGTGTCCTTCTCGCCCGTGCTCTTGCGCGTGACCGACACCACCAGGCCCGACTGGAGGCTGCGGTAGTCGCTCTCGATTCCCCACACGGCATCGGCGCCGGCGGTTCCCACAATGCGTGCTGCGGTCCTCGGCATGTCACACCTCCACGGGCCGGATCTCCGGCATCGTCGTATCGAGTTCGAACTTCAGCCGGTACGCCGCCAGCGGCACGCCCTCCGGCGTCTCCACCGGCTCCGCGCCCCGGTACCGGAACAACCCCTCCGACGCGTCCCCCGCGCCGAAGGCCATCGAAAGCACCCGGCCCCGCACCTCCGCCACGATCCGGAGCAGCGACGGCCGCTCGTCCGTGTTCTCCACCAGCGCCGCGTCCGCCGACGACTTCAGGCCCAGCGCGTAACCGACGATGACCTCCACCCGCTGCGTCGAGAGCGGCGCCTCCGGCTCGTCCCCCAGCGGCTCCTCGCCCGCCCAGTGCGTCACCAGGCGCAGGCCCCGCGGCGAGGTCATGAGGATCTCGATCACGTGCCACGGGTCCTTCGCGACCGACGCCGCCGGCTTCATGCCCGCCACCTTCAGGCCCGCCAAGTGGTCCCGCACCGCGCGCGTCAGCACGTCCGGCGTGTACGCGCCGTTCATACGATCAGCCTCCCGGCCGGGTACGTCTTCGCGTCCTCCGAGATCACGCTGATGCTGTCCTGAGCGCGGTCCGCCTCGGGCGTCAGCGGCTCCTTGCCCTCGCCGATCCGCGAGAGCTTCACCGAGAGCCGCTCCTCCTCCTTCGCAAACGGGTTGCGGTCAGAGGTCATGCCCCGGCGCCGGTATAGCGCCGACGCCGCGAAGATCTTCGCCGCCTGACTCACCAGCGCCGGCAGCGGGGAGGCGAACGGCACCGCGAACCGCTGCCCCAGGAGGGCGTCCACCGCCTCGCCCGCCTGCGCCGCCACCCGGTCCCAAAGGCCCGCGTCCTCCGCGCCGTCGCCGTCGTCGTCCAGCGCCTCCAGCAGGAACTGCGGAGGGATCAGCCCTTCGAGATCCGCTTTCGTGACGTAAGGCATGGGTTCCTCAAGCGAAAGGGGCCGGCCGGAACAGCACGGCCGGCCCCCGGCGCATTGCCCCTAGCCGGGGCGGGCATTCAGTCGAAGACCTTCCCGATGACCTTCACCGAGATCGAGTTCGATCCCAGCGTCGTGAAGTTCGTGTCCGTGTTCCCCACGACGCGGAAGTAGTCGCCGTAGAACATCGTCGGAACGTTCGTGAGCGAGATGAGGCCCGTCGTCGCCGCCGCCGCGATCGTGCCCGTGTGGCCGCTCGCCACGTAGGACACCGCCGACGTGACGCCCGCCGGCGCCTGCAGTGCGATCCACTGCGCGTCGAAACGGCCCGTGTCCCCGATCGGCGGGGCCACCGCCGTCGAGTTCGTCGTCACCGTCGCCTCCGCCCGCTGCGGCCCCTTGTCCCCCGCCAGCAGCGCCAGCGGCAGGAGCGCCAGCGCCAGCGCGCCGGCCCAGATGATCTTGCGTTTCATGCTCGTCCCCACCTTTCAGGTTTCAGGTTTCCGCCCTCAGCCTTAGGCTGAGACGATCCGCTGCAGCGCCGCGGCCTGGCCCTTCGCCACGCCGTACATCAGGGTGTAGGTGCGGTAGAACTTCGCGAGATCCGCGTTGTACCACTCGCGCACCTGCAGGCTCAGGCCCGTCGCCTCGTCCGTCACCGTCGAGATCCGGACGTTGCTCTGCCCCTGCCCGGGGTCGTCCGGGATGCGGCTCGCGAACGCCAGCGCCGTCCGCGTCCCCGCGAAGCCGACGAGGTTCTCGCCGTTGCCCGGGAGGTCCACGAACTCCGACACGTCGAAGCCGTGCACCCTCGGAAGCCTTCCGCTCTCCACCGCCGCGGCGCCGCCGCCCAGCATCACCTGCAGCATGGTCAGGTCCATGCTCAGGCTGCCGTAGTAGTCCGGGTTCAGCAGCATGAAGCGGCCCATCCCCGGGACACCGCGCTTCGAGAGCGCCGTGCCCACCGCGATCGAGGCCTTGCGGTCGAACCCGTCCCCGCCGGCGCCCAGCGCCTTCGTGGTCTTGTTCGCGAACGCCGCCTCCAGGATCAGCGCGCACAGGTCGCTCACCACCGCCGCGCCGAGCGCGTAGGCCGCGTTCAGGCCGAAGCGCTTGATGAGGTCCACCCGCGAGCTCGACGCCTCCTGGACGCCGACGCTGTAGGTGTGGTGCTTGTGCTTGTTCAGCGTCACCGGGATGTCGACCTGCGTGCGATCGCTCGCGACGTAGCCGGTCGCCGGGTTGAAGTCCGCCGCGGCGGCCGCGGCAACCTCGTGCACGATCACCCGCTCGTTGAAGCGGGCGTTCTCCTTCGAGTGGTCCGTCGCGATCTGCCCGAGGATGGGCAGCGACGCCTGCAACGCCTTCAGCGCCTCCTGGGCGATGACATCGGCGTTCGTGGTTCCGAGGGTATTGGGCATGGCTCTTTCTCCCTGTTGGGATTGGTCGTGTGGGCGTTGCGGTTACTTGCCGACGATCTTCTCGCGGTTCGCCTCGAAGAAGCGCGCGCGCTCCTCCGGGTCCTGGATCGCGTTGTACGCGGCGATCGTGGGGTTGCCGCCCTGGGCGGCCATCGGCTCGACGGCCGGCGTGCGCTTCTCCAGCGGCACGGTCACCGGCAGCTTCTCGACCATCGTCGAGAGCGCCGCGAGATCCATCGCCGAGATCTGCTCCGCCGTCAGCGGGATCACCTTCCCGTCCCGCGCGGCCTGGGCGAGGATCGCGTCGCGCTGGCGCTTGAGGTCCGCGGCCCTCACCGCCTCGACCGTCGCCGTCAGCGCCACGACCTTGCCTTCGAGATCCGTCACCTTCGCCGACATCAGAGCCGGCTCGCTCACCGAGACCGCGGCCTTTTCGATGTCCGCGTCGGTGGCCGATTCGGGAAGCTTCAGCAGCTTCACGAGAATCGCTTTGTAGTCCATGACTCGTTCCTCCTGCGTTCCGGTTTCAACCGAAAGGGTCACGAAATGCAGACCCTCTACGTCCCCGTTCCGGCACAGCGCCACGGAATGGACGAAGATGACCTCGCCGGAGTCGTCCGTTGCCGGCGCCGGCGAGAGATCCTGAAAGTTGAGCGCGCTCTTCGTCCCCTCCGGGGTCCAGCGCGACACGTTGAAATACAGGCCCTCGCCCTCGACCACGTCCAGCGTGCCGTACGCCGCGACCGCGCGCGGCTCCGTGGATTCCTTGTGCGCCTTCGTCCCCGGGACGGTGTTGTGCTCGAAGTCCAGCGCGACTTCCTCGAACCCGAGCCGCTTCTGCATCGCCGAGAGCGTCGTCAGCGTCTTGCGCCCCACGCGCGCCGGCCGGCCCGAGGCGGTCTTGTTCTCGCCCCAGCCGAGGATCTTAAAGCGCTGCGGCAGTTCCGCGGCCGAAGCGAAGGCTCCGATCCGCAGGCCCAGCAGGAGATCCAGGTTCGATTTCACGGCGCGCACCCTACGCGCGCGCCGGAATCAGGTCATGAGACTGTGCGGGTTCTGCGCCCGCCGCGCCGTCACGGCTTCAGCAGCGCCAGCATCTTCGCCATCGCGGCGGAGCGGATTCGTTGCGCGGCCGCCGGCGTGATGTTCCCCTGCGCGTCGAACGGGAAGAACGGCCGCGCCGGGAGACCGGGATGGTGGACCGCGCCCACCGGGTGCCTTGCGCCCGGCCAGTACAGCGCCCGCTTCGCCTTCGGGCGGATCGTGAACGGCCTCGTCCCGAACTGGTGCGCGGCCGCATACGGCCGGTCCGTGCCCACCGTCACCGACGCTCCGTCCAGGGCGACGATCCGCGCCGACCGCCACAGCAGGCCCGAGCGCTTCAGCAACGGCCGCCCGTCCGCCGTCTTCTTCGGCGCCCACGCGGACGGGCGCAGGCTCTCGTCATTGAACGCCCGCTGCGTCACGCCCACCAGGGCGAGGCCCATCGCCTCCAGCACCGGCCGCTTGTTCGCGACCTTCCGCGCCATCGCGCGAAGCTGCGGCGTGATGAGATCCCGCGTGATGGTCACCCGCGCTTGCACGACGCCTCCCGCGCCCGCCCCGTGGACTCAGTCGTCATTGCCGCCTCCTCCGGGGAAGAGCGACTCGTCGATCTCCTCCCCCGGCTTCGGCTCGAACAGGATGCCGTTGTCCCCGGGAAACGGCTTCCGATGGTCGTGCTGCTCGATGCGGATCTCGCGAGGGATGCCGTCCGGAAATGCGTCGCAGCACAACCGCCACGGATCGTACTTCGCGTGCCGGTAGTGGGCACACACTTCGCACTGGTAAGAACGTGCCGGCGTTGTCATGCCCCAAGGATCCTCCGTATCGACTGCCGCGTCCGCGGGAACGACGTCACGCTATCCCCGCTGCCGCGCGCGATCAAGTTGAACAGTTCGGCGAAGGCCTCGCTCTCCTTGACGTTGGCGTAACCGGACACCTCACGGTATACCGTTGCGGCGTTCCGCGCGGAGAACTCCTCGTTGAGAGCCCGGCGCTCTTCCGACGTCAGCAGACGCTCGGCTCCGTGGCCGCACTCGTGCCGGTAGGAATTGGCGGAGTCGTATGCCGTATGCTCTCTTCCGGCTCTTGATGCGTCTGCCGCCGACTGCCGCTTCGCAAACGTCTTGCCTGCGGTCTTCGGGTGCAGGCGGACCCGCCCGTTCACAATATTGTGCTCGCCCCAGCTCCCCGCGGCGTCGAGGTACGTCCGGTTGACTTCGATCTCCCGGACGAGATGCAGCTTCTCGATCTCCGCGAAGCCCGGGAACGTCCGCATCATGCGTTCGCGTTCCGCGCCCACGGCATTCAGCACCGCCGGCGCCTGGCGGGCGGCCTCCGGCTCGACGATTGCCCGAAGGCCGGTTGCCTTGCTGAACTGCTCCGCCGAGCGAACCGGCGCCCACGCCTGCGATTTCCCGGCCGGCTTGCGCGTCAGCCAATCCCACACCGAGAACGGCCCCGGCGCCGACAGCCGGTCCCCGGAGCCCGCTTCGATCGTCTGCGCCTCCGCCCAGGAGCGGAACGCCGCCCACGTTGCCGCGTCGTAGCGCTTCGCCAGATCCTCCACCGGAAGCCGGAGATCCCCCGGGTCCCAGCCGAACGCCGTGGCGGGATCGTCCGCCTTCTCCTTCGGGCTGCGCACGTCCACCGGGCGGCCGTCGCCCGTGTCCAGCATGCCCGTCTGCTCCATCCGCTTCACGATGGCCGGCGCCGGCACCCAGCCCGCCGCTGCGCCCGGCTTCGCCGCCGAGTACTCGCCCGCCTCGTCCGCCGTCACCGGCACCTTGTTGCAGCGGCAGCCCCAGTCCCACGGAGGCGTGTGGTCCTTCCAGAACGGGTGGTCCGCCGGCAGGATGATCCCGTTCAGCGCGGCGTGGCTCGGCCGCACGCGGCCGTCGCCGAAGGTCTGGTACATCCAGAACGGGAAGGCGTCCCGGTGCCGCTCCATCACCTGGTGCTGTGCGGCGGCGTAGGACTGGAAGCCGTGCAGGCGCATCAGCACCTCCGCGCGGCGCGAGGCGAGCTCGACTTGTTTCTGCCGCGTCTCCGGATCCGCCGCCTCGTCCACCAGGAACGGCGAGATCTCGCCGATCAGCTTCGCCTTCTGCGTGTCCCAGTCCGCCCCCTGCGGGAGCGCTGCAATCACGTCGCGGGCGCGCTGCAGGGCGTCCGCCGAGGCGATGCCCGAGATCGTGAACGCCCGCGCCTTCAACTCCGGCAGGAGGCGGTCGAACACCGAGCGCCCCATCGCCGGCTTGCCCGCGATGAACTTCGCCGCCTCGTCGTGCGGGACCGGAGACAGGAGGAGCTTCACAGCGCCCTCCGGTAGGCTTCGCGGTTGCCGCGGCCGGGGTCCCAGAACTCCGGGTTCTCGACGCACCGCTGAATATGGTTCCACCAGCTGTCCAGGTTCAGCAGGTGCGTGTGCGGAGCGATCGGCGCGATCTCCACGAAGCCGGCCTTGTGCAGGCGCATCAGCGTGTCCCACTGCCGGCCGAGGCCGATCGCGTCGAGAAGCGCCGCGTCGATCCGCGCCCAGGTCACGTTCTCCGGATTCAGCTTCCACGTCCCGTCCCCGGCCGGCGTCGCCCGGCACATGACAACGTCCGGCGCGTGCCGCCCCGCCGGCGCCAGCGTGTACCGCCCCGGCGAGATCTCCACCATCCGCGCCGCCGGGTCCCCGGGGCGCTCCGTCTTCACCGCCTTGCTGTTCGTCTTCGCCATGTGAACCCCCTTCAAATCCGCAGAAGCATCTGCTCCGCGCCGCCCGCCTTCGCCCGCTCGAACTCCGCCCGCGCCACCGCCAGCGGCACCGTCATGTAGACGCCCTCCCGCCGGCGCCGCCCCGCCAGCCGCGCGAGGCCGATCTGACAAAGCTCCGTCACCCGCGGTCGCACGTTGAACGGGTCCCAGCCCATGGCGGCCGCGAGGGCGCGCGTCGTCGCCGGACCGTGCCGCGTCAGCCCGTCGTAGACCGCGCGGCGGTCGCCATCCACCCGGGCCGCGATGTCGGCCCAGGTCTCGTTGCGGATGTCGACCGGCTTCATGGTTCAGTCCCCGGCCCCCGTCGTCCGCCCGACGTTCGCCTCCGGCCCCGGGTCCGGGCCGACACCGCTCCCCCGGGGGGATCGGGCCGTGGCGGGCGCGCGGCCGCCCACGAAAGCCAGGACGCGCTCGGCCGCCGCGCGCGCCTCAGGCAAGGGCCGCCCCGTGCAGCTGGCGGCGCCGCGGATCGGTATCGAAAGGTCGCCGATCCTGACCGCAGCCAGGTAGCGCGCTTCGATCCGGCCTTTTTCCTGTGGAGTCATCACCTTCATCTTCGCGTCCTTTGCGTCTTGGTGTTCCCCCGCCTGTGCTGCGCCGCCCGGCGGAGATCGAAGACCAGTACCCACACCTGGCGCGCCGTCAGCGTGCCCAGGTCGACCGTCTTGAACTTGCTCCGTGCGATCGCGGCGGCGTAGTCCGCCGGCCGCTCGATCGCGTCAGCCACCTCCCGGAACGTCGCCTCCAGCTTCGCCCGCGCCTGCCGCGCCGGATCGAACGCCGCCCGCTCAGCCCAGGCATTCGCCGCCGCCTCCATGCCCGCGGCCCGAAGGAAGTGCGAGAGCAGCCCGGGATAATCCCGCTGCGCGCATGCGGTGAGGTGCTTCCGGCCGCACGCCTTCTGCTGCTCCTCGTGGCGCCAGAGCTCCGCGGCCTCGTCCTGGGAGAGCGCAACCGGGTCGCCCGCCTCGAACGCCGCGCGGTCGAAGTGCGGCATGCCCTCCGTCTCCCAGGCGTGCCGCGCCGCCAGCACGACGTTCCGCTTCTGCACGTTCGACAGCGGCGCCCCGGCGGCGCCGGCGACCGAGCGGTCCAGCGCGTTCACGGCGCCAACTCCCCGCCGATGGGCGCGGCGTCGCCGCGCCAGGCACCCGCCTCCCACGACCGCGGCGGCGGCATGCTGCGGCCGATGATCATCCCCACGAGCAGCGCGACGGACAGCATTGCGGCCATGGCGAGCGTCTTCCACCGATCGACCTCGCGCAGCGCCACGTCGATCTCGGGCTCCAGCGCAGGCGCCGGCACCATCGGTTCCCGCCGCGCGTTCACGCAACACCCCGCTTGCCGATCTCCACCGCTTCCTTGTTCGGCTCCACGAAGAACCGCTCCTCCTGGTGGCGCCGCAGGCCCAGCGTCCGGAGGTTCTCCTCGCCCAGTTCGCCGGCTTCCGCGGCAGCGATGAGGCCGGCCTTGTCCGCCTCCTCCTTCGTCCGCACGAAGCCCGGCATCGTTTGCTTCAGCACCTCGACGACCTTCTCCCAGGTCATGCCCTTGATGGGCTTGAGCGTCGGCTGGCCGGTGTGGTAGCCGACCGTGCCGTGCACCATCACGATGCTCTTCCGGTCCGTGAACTGCTCCGGGTGTGCGGCGGCCCACGCCTGCACGGTCTCGAAGAGGCCGCTCCAGGTCGCGGCCGTCGCCGAGATCTCCGGCTCGTACTGCTCGCGCACCCGCGCAAGCTCCTCGTTCATGCGGGCGACGGCCTCGTCGTTGCGGACGCTCGCCAGGCACATCTCGCGCACCAGCGCCTCGATGTCCTCCGCGGTCATCGCCGCGGCCTTCTTCTGGTCTGCCTTCGTCATAGTCTGCCCCTTTGATGTTGTAATACGGATTTGTGAAGTCGAACCCGACTTTCTCCAACTTTCTTCAACCCGTGGTTTCACTCCTCCTCCGGCCACTTCGTGCGCTCCTTCCGGCGCCGGTAGGCGGCCGCGAGGTGCGCCTCGGTCAGCGCTTCGCCGCGGCGCTTCGCCGCGCCCGCGGCCTGGCGCAGAAGCTCGAAGAGCACGCCGTACTTGCCGGGCTCGTTCACGATCCGGTGCGAGAGGCCGACCAGCGCCTCGGAGGGGCGCGCGTTGAACGACGCGCAGATGTCCCGGGCCTCCGACAGGTAGACGCGCTCCGGAATGGACACCGGGTCCGCGATGCGCCCGAGCAGCTGCTCCAGGTAGGTCCGCAGCCAGCCCGTCTGCATCTCGTGCTCGAACACCGGCGTCGCAATCAGCGCCACCGCGCACCGCGTCACGTCGTGCAGCCGGCGGATGAACTCCAACTCCACCGGCCGGCGATCGCTTCGCCGCGTGGGCAGCACGCGGAGCACCTCGTCCACAATCAGGATCCGGCGCGGATGAAACGACTTCACCACCCGCTCCTGCAGGTCCGCCGTCTTCCGCGCGCCGTTCACGCCCACCTTGTCGGCGATCTCCTGCATCAGCGCCCGCAGCCCGCCGTTCACCGGGCAATCCACGTAGACCGACCGGCCGTGGTTGTTCTGCCGGCACCATTCCTTCGCGGCCTCCGTTTTGCCCCGCCGCGAGCTGCCCGAGATCATCACGATCCGGCCGCCCTCCAGGTCGCCGGCGAGCGCGTAGTCCAGGACCTCGAAGACCCGCCGCGTCACCACCGTCTCCACGAACCCGCGCGGGCCGCTCTCCTGGGCGCGGCGCCGCACGTCCCGGATCCGCGCGATGATGTTCGCGATCGACGTGGGGTATTTGCCCTGCGCCACGCGGACGATCGTCGTCCAGTCCAGGTCGAAGACCTCGCACATCCGGTCCCGCGACCCGCCCAGTTCCGTCCGCGCGAACGTGAACATCCACTGGATGTCGTCCCGCTCGTCCTCGGTGTAGCCGATGCAGCCCGCCTGCAGGACGTTGTCCGGGATGTTGATCGTGTCCCGGCTCATGCCCGCCTCCGGCGCCGGGTTCCCCGCGCCATGCGCGGCGTGGGCGTCATCCCCCGCCGCCGTGCCCGCCTTTCTCGTCGTGCTCATGCTGTTCGCTGTTCCTTTCCCCCGCCTCCGCGGGTCCGTCACAGAAGCGCCCCGGCCTCCTCCAACCGCGACCGCGCCTCGTCGCGCATGTAGGCGTCCACGTCCGCCACAAGGGCCGGGTCCACCTCGATCCCATCCAGCGCGTTTCCCGCCCGAGAGCGGGCCGGGAATCGGCGCTGCAAAGCCACGGAGGCGGGCCGGCGCGGACCGAGGTCGGAGGCCCGAGGTCGGAGGCCCGCCGGATCTCGGATCTCGGTCCTCGGATCTCGGGCCTGCTCGCCTCCTGAAATCTCGGCGCGCGAGACGGTGCCCAGCCCGTCCCGGCTTTCGCTCGATGCCGCCAGCCGGCGGCCGCCGAAGCCGATCGCGCGATACTCCGTCCGCACCGCCTTCGACACCGCCTTGCGCATCTCGATCGCCCGCGCCAGGCCGGCCGCGTCGAACTCGACGCCGTAGCCGTCGCCCGAGCGCAGCACCGCCGGCGCGTCGTCCAGGCACGGCGCCCGCAGGGCGATCACATGCCCCGCCTTCAGGCCCGCGTGGTCCTCCGCCAGCGCGATCGCCGCCGTGCACGGCGCCTCGAACGGGTCGAAGTGGACGCGCACCCGGCAGCCCTCGAACTCCCACAGCGCCTCCGTCGCGAAGTGGTACGGCAGCGAGCCGCCCAGCGGGCTTTCCACGCGCGCCTCCACCATCCCGCGGCGCGTCACGCGGACGTGCTGCTCCGGCGCCACCGTCCACGCGAGATCCGGCGGCAGGCTCGGCCGCGGGCTCGCCGCCAGGTCGTCGCGGTGCCGCTCCTGGGGAACCCAGCGGCCGTACTTCTTCGACTCCACCGGCTCCGCGTTCAGGTACGCGAGCGCCGCCTGCAAGGCGTCGAGCCCCTGCGTCAGCAGCGGGAAGTACTCCCGCGGATCCAGCCGGCCGTTCTGCGCGCGCAGCGCGAGATCGTTCTCCCGCTCCATCTCCCCCCGGTAGCGGCCGATCTGCCCCGGCTGGATCGACAGCACCGACCAGAGGCGGTTCCAGTAGTTCTCCACCAGCTTCGAGTGCGGGCGGCCCTTCGCGTCGATCGGCGCCACGCCCACCCGCCGGTAGAACTCCATCGCCCGGTGGCTCTGCCACACGCCGCCCTCCACCACCGCGGCCGCCGGCAGGTAGGAGTCGCGCCACACGCGGAACTGCGCCGCCGTCGAGTCGCCGGCGCGGTAGCTCTGAAGCGGCCGCATCACGAACGAGAAGCCCGGGCAGAAATCCGAGGCGTCGTCGATGCCCGCCAGCAACTGGAAGCGGCCCAGCTTCACGCCGAAGCGATCCGCGCAGCGGTCGCCGCCCCACGGCCACGGCACGCACACCAGGAAGTTGATCGAGGCGTCATCCCAGCTCTGCCGTTCCCCCGCGACCAGGCGCCGCGGCTCGTCCCCGAAGTCGCCCCGCGCCATCCGCAGCGAGCCCGGGCAGTACATGCCGCCCAGCTTCGCCTCCGTCGGCGAGCGGTGGTGCTCCACGATCGCCGGCGCCGTCGCCAGCGCGTTGCGGATCGTCCGCGTCAGCGTGTGCTTCGAGGCCCGCGGCTTCAGGATCGCGTGCCGGAGCTCCTCCGAGCACTCCCCCGACAGCGCGAACGTCCGCGCCGCCAGCGTCATCGAGCCCCGGCCGCGGCTGCGGTTCGTCCGCACGAAGATCTCCCGCATCGCCCGCGCCTCCTCGGCGCTCGGCGCCGCCAGCGGCGGCCGGCCCGTCGAGCGGCCGCGGACCAGCGCCCGCACGTTCCCGGCGTCCGCCTCGTCCCGGCGCTTCATCCAGCGCCACAGCGTCGGCACGCTGATTCCCAGAGTTCCGGCGACATCGGCCTGCCTCTCGCCCGACGCCACGCGCGACCGGATCTCGTCCGTCAGGCGCAGCCCTTCGTGCAGTTCCGCGATCTCCGCGGCGGTCATCTGATCGCTCATGAGCGGCTCTTCCTTGGGCGCCCCGGAGACTTGCCCGCAACAAGGCCGGCGACGCCTTCATTCTCAAACCACGCGACCCACCGGTCGGCCGAGGACCGGCTGACACCGGCAAGCAAGGCTCTGTTCCAGCCGGTCGCGCCCGCCGATAGGATCCGGCGCACCGCCGCGAGCCGGTAGATCGCGCGCTCGTCCGTGACGCCATGCGCGGCGCACTCCATCCGAGCTTCGTCGATTTGCTGCTCGGTGAATCCATTCCGCCGGGCCTGCTCCAGTGGGCTGACCCCGGGGGCCGGCGAATCCAGAACGCGCCGGAGTACGTCGAGCGGGATCCTGCGAAGCAACACCGCGAGCTCGCCCGCCAAAATCTCCGCGTCGCCACGTTTCACGAGCCCACCTGCTTCTTGATCGCCGCGGCGAGGTGCTTGAGCTCGTGCGCCGGCCACTTCAGGATCGCCGCGGGAAGCTCCTCGCGGATCTCCGGAGGCGCAATCTGCACCGCCTCACGAAACCGTGAGATCGTGAGCGCGCGCACGTCCTTCTTGGCGTTGTCCGACTTCTCCCACCGGATCCGGGGCCAGTTCTTGAACGCCGAGAGCACCGACACCGTCGAGTGAATCACGAGATCCCGGTAGTCCGTCGGCGGCTTCTTTGTCCCCTTCGTCGCCTTCTTCCCGCCGAGCCCGGCCTTCACCCAGGAGACGCACTTCTCGTCCTCCAGGATCTCCTTCTGGACGTTCTTCCACTCCCCCTCGTCGCCCTCGCACGCCGCCTCGATATCCGCCAGCATCGAGAAGTACTCGACGGGCACCTGATACCGGTCGGCCAAACTGCGAAAAGTGGCATATTCCTTGGATTCTCCCGAAATAGATTGCAGACAATTTCGGGACGCGCCCTGCTTCAAATTGGCCTTGCTGGACGGGCGAACTCCGCCCCCCTTCAGCGCCGGGTGAGCCATGTAGAGCACGAGCACGACGCCGGAGGCGGTGAGGTTCCGGCGGGCCACGGCGGACTCGCACGCGACCATCACCGCGTCGTCGCCGGTGACGGTATCCACGGGCACCGCTTCGAGCCCGATTTCGTTGGCGATCTTCAGGCGGTGGCGACCGTCGATGACGCGGCCCTCGGCGTCGGCGAGCAACGGCTGCCGGATGCCGAGCCGCTCGATGCTCTCCTTGAGGGCCGCGTACTGGCGCGGAGGCAGGTCCGGGACGGCATGCGCGGCGGGGTGAACGGTGAGGGTCTTCGGGTCGGTGTGGTTCATGGGGTCTCCTTGGTTGAATCGGAACCGGCGGGCCGGGGCACCATACGGCGACGGCGGGAAGCCCCCTTTGCATGGGAACCGCCGCCCACCGAACCCGGCCCGCCGGAAAGTTTCGTAATCTCGTCGGCGAGCCGCGAGAGCCGCGCCGCACACCGGCGGAGGTCAAGCGCGAGGTCGCGGAGCGCTAGAATCAAGCTCAGCTGTTCGGCGCTCACAGGCCCGTCTCCCGGCGAAGTTCCCGGACGATGCGCATCGCTCGCTTCGACCGGCGCTCGCCGCGGATGGCGTACTGAACGAGCCGAGGGTTGTACCCGCGCGCCCGCGACCACTTGTTGAGAGACGATCCGCGCAGCACGAAGTGCGCGTGGACCGCCCGAAAGTTGATATCGTTTTCGCCTTTGATCGCCTCGGCCATGGTGCTAGCCTCCGTTCTGCCTGCGAACTTCATGGGCTCATATTTACAGCCTGTTCGCAGTGATGCAAGCACTATTGTGAACGAATTATGACCGCAGAATCTCGGCTGGAGCGCGTGAAAAAAGCCGCCTCTCTTCAGTGGGGGCAGCTTGCCGAACGTCTCGGCGTGTCTCGGTCGATGCTGGACCAAGCGCGGAAGGGCATCGCTAGGTTCGGCCCGAATCCGGAACGTGCGCTCATCCAGATGGAGCAATCCCTCGGGCTCACAGACTGGCACGCGCCGGCGCCTGAGTGGAACCCGCAGACGAAGCTCCGGCACTTCCAGCTTCAGAGCGGCCGGACGTGGGCGGAGATCGGCGCGCTGCTGGGCCTGAGCGAAGCGCAGACGGACGACGTGCTGACGGGTCGCCGGGCAATGACGCCGGATGAGATCCGCCACCTGGACGCGATCGCGGCCACGCGGGAGGCGGCCGACCGCGTTGGCGCTCTGACGCCGCCGCCTCGTGAATCAGCCGCGCCGGCATCCCTCGCCGACGCGTTGAAGCAGGACGTCCGGCTCGCCGTCCGGGATCTTCTCCCGGATCTTCGCCGCATGATTGCCGAGGAAGTCAGCAAGGCGAACGGCCAGCGGCGCCGCAAGCCCTGACCGTCCGAACCTTGGAAGCCCCGCGGGGGCGGGTTTCCGAACGTTGGAAAGAGGGAAGACGCGGAGAGAAGAAGGGAGAACCGTATGATCAGGACGAGTGTGTCGTCATCGAATGTTCGGTCCGTCGGCTACGATGCGGAGGCGCAGGTGCTGGAGGTGGAGTTCGTGAGCGGGGGCGTCTACCAGTACAGTGGGGTTCCCGCCTCGGTGTATTCGAGCCTGATGTCGGCGGCATCGAAGGGCAGTTACCTGGCGAGCCACATCAAGAACCGGTACCCGACGCGGAAGGTCGGCTGAGAACCCGGTCGATCCGGGCGATCAGAGTCCGGTAGCTGAGGCGCCAGGTCTTGGAGGTGTCGGCGGCATCGAAGGCGCGCAGCCCGGTGAGGAATGCGAACTCGTGCCGGGCGGCCTCGAGGGTTCGGCGCATTTGGGCGGCCTTCGGGCTTGTTTTCATGCCGCCGACTCTGCCTTGCAACCGGCCGGGGCGCGACTCATTCTGCGGGTTCTGAGACGGGAGGCGGCATGACAAAAGCGAAGACATCGGCGCTCGTGGACACCCGCGTCGTCTGGTGCGGGGATTGCCTGGAGCAACTGCGCCGGCTGCCGGACGCGTGCGTGGATCTCGTCTACATCGACCCGCCGTTCAACTCGAACCGGAACTACGAGGTCTTCTGGGGCGAGACGAAGGAGAAGCGGTCCTTCGACGACCGCCACGCGTCGACGGCCGCCTACCTGGATTACATGCGCCCGCGCTGCGTCGAGCTCCACCGCGTCCTGAAACCGACCGGCTCGTTCTACTACCACTGCGACTGGCACGCCTCCCACTACGTCAAGGTCATGCTCGACCAGGTCTTCGGGGAAGCGCAGTTCGTGAACGAGATTATCTGGAAGCGGCAGTCTGCCCACAACGACGCCGCGCAGGGGTCGAAGCACCTCGGCCGCGTTCACGACTCGGTCTTTTTCTACGGCCGGACCGCCGACTACAAGTTCACGCACCTGTACCGTCCCTACGATGCGGATTACGTGGAGAAGAACTACCGTCACTTGGAGCCCGGCACCGGGCGCCGGTACTCTCTGGGCGACCTCGGAGCGCCCGGAAACGATGCACCTGGGAAGGGGAACCCGATATACGAGTTTCTCGGCATCCGCCGGTCCTGGCGTTTCAGTAAGGAGCGGATGGAAGAGCTTCACAAGCAGGGCCGCATCGTGCAGGCCAAGCCGGGAACGACGCCGCGCCAGAAGAGGTATCTGGACGAGATGCCCGGCGCCCCGTTGGGAACGGTCTGGGACGACATCGGCCCGCTGCAGGGGCGCGGTGCGGAGAGCTTGGGCTACCCGACACAGAAGCCCCTGAAGCTCCTTGAGCGGATCATCGAGATGGGCAGCAACGAGAACGACGTCGTGCTCGATGCATTCTGCGGATGCGGCACGGCGCTGGTGGCGGCGCAGAAGTTGAAGCGGCAGTGGATTGGGATCGACGTTTCGCCGACGGCCTGCAGGGTGATGGCAAAGCGGCTGCGGGAGGTGTGCGGGATCCAGGAGGACGAGGCGCTTCGGCGGATCGGGCGCGGCTTCGTGGTCCGCGACCTGCCGTGGAGTGAGGAGAAGCTGCGCGCCATCCCGCCGTTCGAGTTCGAGAACTGGGCGGTCATCGCGCTGGGCGGGATCCCGAACAAGACGAAGGTGGGGGACAAGGGGATCGACGGCCGGATCTACCCGGCCTCGATCGTCGCGGAGCCCGGCGCGCCCTACGGCACGCCGCGGGCGGACGAGCTCAACCTGGTGGAGAACTGGTACCCGATCCAGGTGAAGCAGAAGGACAAGGCCGGCAGCCCGGACATCCGCGACTTCGCCGGCGTCCTCGCCCGGGACAAGCGCCCGAAGGGCTTCTTCGTTTCGTTCGACTACTCCGACGACGCGCTCCGCGAGGCCGACGCCCAGTTCCGCGCCACCGGCCGCGTCATCATCCCCCTGACCGTGAAGGACATCCTGGAAGAACAACTGGCGAGGAAGCTGGCGTGAAGGAGGCGGCGGAAACGCTAGGTGAACGCCCTGCTCCCGATGGGCCTTGGGAAGCGACGGACTTCCGCTTGATCTTCGGCCGCACGGGTATCGACTACGACCCGGAGAAAGAGGAGGAGAACCGGAAGAAGCATGGGTACTCTCTGGAAAGCGCCGTGCACTTCTTCGAGGGGATGCTTCTTCCCCTCAAACGGCCGCTAGTCCTCACCCGAGGCCCAATCGAACGCGGCGGTGAGACCCGCTTCGAGCATATGGCGGTGGACACCAGCGGGCATGTCGTCCTCTTCGTTACTACGATGCGACCGGGGGAGACCGTTCGGGTGATCTCGATGCGGCGCGCAAGCGAGAAGGAAGAGGCAGTCTACTGTGAGTGTCTCTCGGCGCTGGTGAGGCAATTCAAGGAGAAAGACCAATGAGGAAGACGCTGAAGTTCGACTTCTACGTTGTGGAGATTCCGGACACAATTCGGCGCCCGTTTCACTCGCTTCTGGATTCGATCGCGCAGATGAACCCTCCGGAGAGGCGAAACGAGGCGCTGGGCGGAGCTCCAGTTCGCCTTCAGGAATTGCACACCGCCGAGGACATGCGCGAGGGCGACATGATACGGATCCGAATGGACGACCTGCCATCCTGCGCTTCGATGCGTGGCCCGGTCAGGGATCTGCCTCTTGCGGCGGATGAGGGTGTCGGCGAGCAGACCGCTTTCCTGTACCACATCCCGACATCGGTTCTGGTGCTTCAGAGTACAAAGGTCGGCGCGTCAGCCTCCCGGATTGCCGACTACATCGAGCGGAAGCTGAACCTGCCGCCCGGGATTTCAATCGACCCACTTCTGTCTCGCGATGCGCTGGCGCGGATGCAGCGCATGATGGTCGTCCGAAAGCTCCACCTTCGCGCAGCACGGGTGACCAACCCGCAGTTTATCGCACTAGGGAACCCGGGCGTAAGCCGTTTCATCCGGGAGGTGTCCGTAGGCGTAGCGCCAACCGTTGAGTTGTCGATCTCGCTTGGCCATGCTCGCCGCGGATCTCTCGCTCGGGATCGTGTCTTCGGCCTCGCCCGCTCGTGGGCGCGCAGCGTTGCGGGGCGTCCGGCTGAAGTGAAGAGCATCGAGGTGTGTGGAGTGGACCGGGACGGAGAGACGTCGGCGGTTGACTTGATCGAGGACCGCATGCGTGAGCCGATCGCGCTCGACACGCGGGCGGGCAGGCGGGCATCCTATGAGTTCAGGCGAGGCGCTGCGGCTGCGGCTTGGGCGCGGCGGAGGGGCGAAGTGCTAGAGGTTCGGGAGGCCGAGGGTGACGGGGATAACGGTTGAGCGCAAGTATCCGCTGGTACTGGGCATCGTGGCAGCGGTGGTGATTTTCGTTTTCTACCGCCGGGGATACACCAATCATGACATGGCCCAGATCCTCGGCACCGTGCTGACGGTTGGTTCGATCGGGGCCGGTTTCGTAGCGACGGCGAAGTCAATCCTGCTGACCCTGAGCGGGAGGACAGTGCGGCGCCTCAAGGTGGCGGGCTACTACTCCATCTTGGTCGAGTACATGATCCACGCCACGCGGTGGTGCTTGATCCTGTCGGCCGTCTCCCTGGCCGGCTGCTTCATCGATATGAAGGCCCAGTCTCTGTACTGTGATGGCTTCTTCGCCATCTACGGGGGTCTCACAGCGCTCACCGGCGCAAGCGTGTACCGGACCTTCCACACGTTCTCCGAACTGATTCGCGCAGCCGCGAAGGAGCAATGAGCGGCAGCGCAGCGAGCCCCCCCCGCAGAAGCCGCACCATCGCCTGACCGCGCGGCGGGGGTCTGACATCGTGGGAGCCTGACACGCGGGCACCCTCCCGCACCAACCCGGAAGCGCCGGCGGATCCAACCCCGCCGGCGCGTTCGTTTCCGGGGGGGCAGAACCCGCACTATGATTGGAGCCTGAACCGCGCGCACGGCTACCGTGCCGCGCATGAATCCGAACCCTGACGCGGCGACGATCGGGCAGGCTCTCCAGGTCTTCTATGTCATCGGCGGGATCATGGCGCTGCTGGGCGTCGTGAAGGCCGTCCTGGATATCGCCGGCTTCTTCCGCCGGCAGCCGCCGATCGACCAGACCATCGCCGCGCTGGTGCGCGAGTTCAACGAGCAGCTCACCCAGCGGGTGCACGTGAACGAGTGGCGCTCGTGCGAGGCCCGCCACGCCCAGCAGATCCGCGATGTCGAAACCCGCTACACCGCGGAGATCCGCGCGATGGAGGCGCGGATGGACCGGCGCCTGGAAGGTCTCCACGAGTCGCTCGTCGAACTGCGGGCCACAACGCTCGCGTCGTTCAAGGACGTGATGAAGGACCTCGGCTACGTCGCGGGAAGCAAGGCGGACAAGGGCGAGGGATGAGGGCGCGGAGATGAACGGGAAGATCGAGATCCGAGATCCGAGGTCCGAGATCCGGCGGACTTCGGACCTCGGTCGTCGGACCTCGGTCCGGGCCGCGCTGTCGCGGGAGGCGGAGCGGCGGCGGATCGTCGCGTCTTTCAAGGTGTTCAACGTCCCGCCGGCGGAGCGGGCGGAGATCCTGGAGGCGGTGGACTCGAAGGCGTGGGATTGGTTCGTCGACTGCGACGGCTGCACCTGCGTGTCGGAGTCGTTCTGGCCGACGAAGTACTTCCCGCCCTGCCTGCGGCACGACTTCGATTGGTTCGTCGGGCACCCGGTGTGGCAGTCGAACCGTCGCTTCTACCGGCTCTCGCGGCGCTATCGCATGACGCGTCTGCGCGCGGGCTGGCGCTTCGTGGGCGTCACGCTGGGCTGGTACGGCTTCTTCAAGTGGCGGCGGATGTGGATGAGGCGGGGGAAGGCGAGCATCGAGAGCCGAGATCCGAGAGCCGAGATCCGGCGGGCCTCGGACCTCGGACTTCGGACCTCGGATTCCGAGGGCGCGCGGGTCTGCGCGGGGTGCGGGCGCGAGATCAACCCGAACGAGTTTCCGGGCGTGAACGAGGCCGGGCAGTGGCTCTGCACGGCGTGTGAGGAGAGGCAGGCGGAGGAGAGGCAACACAAAGACGCGAAGGCCGCAGAGGCCGGACGCGGAGGAGAACAGGAATGAAGAGCGAGATCGGAAGTCGGAGGTCGGAAGTCAGCGGTCGGTTGGTCGTCACCCTCTTGGCGGTCTTCGCGGCCTTCGCGTTGAACGCCGGCGCCGGGGCGGAGAACCGAGATCCGAGAACCGAGATCCGAAGTCCGGCGGACCTCGGCCCTCGGACCTCGGTCGTCGATCGGCCGCTCGTGCAGCCGGACTGCAAGGTGGCCAACGGCGCGCGGAGTTTCGGAGTGAAGGTCGACCTGGTCGGCCTGGCCCGGGCGAAGCGGCCGACGAAGACCGTCTACGTCGAGGAGGCGGTCGCGCTCTGGAGGCCGGGCTACGGCGAACTCATCGCGGCGGCCGGCGCCGGCGACGCGGTGGCGGACGTGAACGCGGCGGTCTCGGCGAAGGAGGTCACGGTCGAGAAGGGATGGGCGGAGATCGCCGGGGACCACTTCCGCCGGAACGCGGGGAAGTATGTCGGCACGTCGCTCGCGGCCCTGCTGCTGGGCGGGGCGTGGTACCTCTACGACCAGTCGCAGGAGAGCGATGGGAGCATGCAGACGCGCGCGGCGGTGCCGTCGGCGCAGTCGCCGTCCGGCTCGCAGTCGCCGGCGGTCGTCGTCTCGGGCGTGAACCTCGCGCCGGGGGCGACCATCACCATCAACATCGACCAGCCCTACGCCTCGGAGTGACGGATGAAGGCCGAGGCCCGAGGTCGGAGGTCGGAGGTCCGAAGGGACCCGGCGGCGTTGCAGCGGCGGCTGGATCGCATCGTGCGCAGGCTCAACCGGCTGGCGGAGCGGGTGGAGCGGTGGGCGCTTCTCTGCTGCCTCTGCGTCTCCGTGTGCGTCCTCGGTTCAGGATGCGCGACGCTGTTCAACAAGGGCCTCCGGCTCGGGTGCCACGGCATCGACCAGGGCCGGGTGAAGGCGTGGTGCGACTTCGCGGAGGCCCGGAGCGGGCGGGCCTTCGACGACTTCCGGCTGACGGTCCACGCGACCGTGACCGGGCATGAGGCGTGGGCGCCGTCGCTCGGTCGGTCGGTCGGGGTCTTCCGCGAGGCCGGAGAATGGAACGGGATGGTGGGCGGCACGAAGGGTGCCCGCAAGTCCGCCCTGATGCGCCTGGCGCTCGCAAACGACGGGTTCTTCCCGGACGCCTACGGCCGGCACGAAGCGGCCCACGCCTTGGCCTGTCGCCTGTTCGGCGCGCCGGACCTTCCCGAGGCGTGGAAGGCGTGGGTTCCGTATTGGCACCCCTGACGGGTGCACCGCCGTGCGCTTCGCCGGCGCCATCGCGGACATCGAGATCTCCGTCGCGATCCTGAAGGCGAACCGGCGGGCGGTGGAGGCGGGGCGCCAGGAGGGCGACGCGGACGCGATGAAGGCGGAGATCGAGGCGCGTGAGGAAGCGGTGCGGATCTTGAAGGCGGCCGGCGGCGGGCCGGCGGCGAAGGAGCGGTGACATGGCGACGAACGAGCAGACGACGGACCTGCGCCACGCGGCGCTGCAGTTCCTCTATGAGAGGAGCCTCCTGGCGTTCACGCCGGAGGCGGTGGCGCGGCTGACGCACCGGCGGGGCATGGTGGACTTCGAGCCGACCGCGGGCGACGCCCGGGCGGCGCTGGAACTCCTGAAGGGCCTCGGCTTCGTGGAGGCGATCCGCGATCCCCTGGGGAGCGCGGTGTCCTATCGAATCACGGCGGCCGGCACCCTCGCGGTCGAGCGGGGGGAGGCGTAGCGCCTCGGCCCTTGGTCAGTCAGTGGTGCTTCTCCTCGCGCTTGCGCTCAACGTAGAGCCTGACCTGGGTCGGCCACCCCGCTTTATGAATGACCCGGTCGAACCCAACCCCGAGACGACCGGACAGTAGATCGATGCGGCTCCGGCTGCTGAGGTTCTTCCAGTTGTCGTACATTATGTAGATAGCATTTCCGTACTCGATGTTCTCGAAGACCACCAAGTCGTCCTCCAGAAGCGCCCCGAAGTATCGCCGGAAGCCGCTTGACCCAACGATGATCTTCTTCGGGGCCAGGGTCTGGAAGAAGTCATAGCGTTCGGCCGCAGTGTCAATCTGCTCCTTAGAAGGAGGCCCACCTCGGAATAGTCTCCGGAAGGCATCATCGCGGGACCCGGGCGGGAGGATATCCCACGATAACCGTACTGTGCTCGCGTAGTCCGCAACGGAGATGTCCGCGGGTTCAACTCCGGAGGAACCGAGGTTCTCCTGAAGCAAGTTCAGATCCTCAAGCAGACGCTCCTCGAAGTCCGGGGCCTCTTGATCGAGCACCTCGTCTACCCTTGCGGCAATAAGATACGCTTCCTGGCCCGGCGCCGGATTCGGACACTGAATTGCGATTACCAACTCGCGCGGCGGGTGGAAGTCCCGCGGATAGGCTTTGTGCGGCAACCAGACTGTGTGGGTGCCGTTCCACGCATCGCCCCAGTTTGGCGACTCCACCGGGTGGTAACTGATTTCGATAGGGAGGTCCTTCCTGACCTCTTCCCAGCCGTGAATATTGCGCCACGAGTATTTCCCTTGTTCGGGCCGAGGAAGGACCTGCGCGGAAATGCTCAACCCGTCACCGCGAAGCTCAATGCCGAGATGAACCAATGCCCCGCCACGGAGGTCCTCAGCTTTGAATAGCCGTGCGCAGCCGGCAACAACAGCCCGCTTTTTGAGTTGGAGAAGTCGCACTCGAACGCTCGGCGGTATGGCTCGCAGGTTCTTCTTCATTTCTCACCTCCGATATCTCCGGCAGGCTGCGCTTTGCAGCGCCCGCCATCAAGCACTTTCGAACCCGATATGCCGCCTTCCTGGATCCGTGCGCGGCTGCCCGTTAACGGCCGCGGCGCCCCTGCAGCACACGGGGCAGAACCCGCACTGTGCTTGGATGGCAGGCGGGGTGCGCGGCTACCGTCGCGCGCATGAATCCGATCGACCACACCGCGGCCACGGCCGGGCGCCTGCGCCGCGCCGGGAGGTGACCCATGCCGGAGGCGCGGAAGGGGAAGATTGCCCGGCTGCCGCTGGCGGTCCGGTTGGAACTGAACCGGCGGATGCGGGACGGGAAGAAGTACCCGGCGCTGTGCGCGTGGCTGAACGCGCTTCCGGAGGCGGAGCGGGCGCTGTCAGCCGACTTCGCGCAGTGGCGGGTGACGCCGGGGAATCTCTCGGAGTGGCGGGCGGGCGGCTATGAGGACTGGCTCCGGGAGGAGGAGCGGGTGGAGAACGTCCGCCGCCTCTCGGACTACGCCTTCAGCCTGGCGAAGGCGTCGGGCGGGAACCTGAGCGAGGGGGCCGCAGCGATCGCGGGGGGCAAGATCCTGGAGGCGCTGGAGGCGGCGGAGGGTGACGACGTCCTTCCGCTGAGCCTGGCGCTGGCGAAACTGCGGGATTCCGACGCGAAGGTCTCGGCGGCAAAAACCATGCGGGCGAAGCTCGCGCAGAAGGACCGGGAACTGGCGCTGGCGGAGAAGCGGTTCCAGCGGCAGACGGCGGAGCTCTTCCTGAAGTGGTTCGACGACGAGTCGGTGCGCCGGATCGCGCAGGGCAAGGAGGCGAAGCCGGTGAAGATGGAGAAGCTGATCGGCGTCCTGTTCGGTCAGCGCCCGGCGGTGGCCCCGGAATGAACACGAAGACGCAGAGGCCGCGAAGCCGGACGAAGCGGACGCCGGACGGTCCGGAGGCTTCGCGATCTTTGCGTCTTGGTGTTTCCCCGTCGCCGGCCGAGCCGCTGATTCCGTTCCTGCCGTTCCAGACGGAGGCGTTCTGGGGGGCGGACGAGATCGGCTTCGTGCTCTGGCTCTGGCGCCGGCAGGCGGGGAAGACGACGACCCTTTCCGCACTGGCGCTGCGGCGGATGATGGAGAAGCCGTGGCGGCTGGTGACCTACGCGTCGGCGTCGATCGCGGTGGGCGGGGAGATGTTGATCCGGGAGGCGCAGCTCTGGCGGCAGGCGATCGAGAAGTGGCGCCGGCTGGCGACGGAGCAGGGCCAACTCCTGGAGACCTCGGCGGACGCGGCGGACTTCGACGGCTTCTGCGAGATGTTCGAGCACGGGAAGGTGGAGGCGCGGCTCTATCACGACAAGACCGCCTTCTCGCGGACGCGCCTGATTGCGCCGAACCCGGCGACGGCGCGAGGCTACTCGGGCTTCGTGATGATGGATGAGATCGGGTTCGTCCGGGCGCTGAAGGATCTCTGGGAGGCGATGGAGCCGATCGCGTCGCGGGATCCGGAGTTCCGGGTGGTCATGTGCACGACGCCGCCGGACGACGACGGCCACTTCTCCTACGAGCTCGCCGTCCCGCCGGAGGGCTCCGACTTCTCGGTGAAGAGCGCGCGGGGGCATTGGTACGACAGCCAGGCGAACGTGCGGGTGCACCGGGTGGACGTGTGGGACGCGGCGCTGGCGGGGGTGCAGATGTTCGACCTCCGGACGCGCCAGCCGACCTCGCCGGAGGCGTCGCGGGCGGCGGCGATCGACCGGGACGCGTGGGACCGGAACTACGGGCTGCTGTTCACGCGGGGGGGCACGTCGGCGGTTTCCCTGGCGGCGCTGCACCGGGCGATGCAGGCGGGCCGGCTGCTGGGGGTCGCGGCGGAGAACGAGCCGCCGGCGAACTGGACGGATCTCCTGGGGGACGGGCCGGTGGCGATCGGCTGGGACCTGGCGACGACGGAGAAGGCGAAGAGCAACCCGAACGCGATCGCGGTGGTCGAGGGCATGGGGAATCTCTCGGTGGTGCGGCTGGTGCTTCGGTTCAAGAGCGCGGACCCGGACCGGTCGCTGGCGATCATCCGGGACGTGGTGCGGGGGTGCACGCGGGTGCGCCACGGGGTTTCCCTGTCTGCCCGGCGGCTGGCGGTGGACGCATCGAACGAGCGGTTCTTCTCGGCGCGGGTGCGGAAGGAACTGGCGGGGGTCGTGCCAGTGGAACTGGTGGTGGCCTCTGAATCGACGCAGCACCTGGGGGAGACGCTGCCGATGAAGACCTACCTGGGGAACCAGGTGGTGAATGACCTGGACGACGGGACTCTCACGCTGCCCGAGTGCCGCTGGCTGAAGGACGACTTCCGGCTGGTGGTGCGGGACCGGGGCGGCTTCACGAACCTTCTGGATTCGGCGGGGAATCACGGGGACTGCTTCGACGGGGTGAAGCTGGCGCGGCACGCGTTGCGGTCGGGCCGGGGCCGGGCGGAGGCGCGGGCGGCGGCGGTGGGCGCAGGGGCGGCGCTGGGAGCGCGGGGCCTTGGCGCGGGGCCGGCGGGACGGCTGATGCTGTGAGGGAACCATGAATCTGCGTGACCAAGTCCGAAACTGGATCGCGGGGCGGCTGACGCGGGCGGCCGCGTTCGTGCATAGCGGCGGGGAGCCGCCGGCGGTGGCGCCGTTCCTGGACGTGGACCGGATCGCGCGGATCTTCGCGATGGCGGAGGGGGGCGCGACGGAGGAACTGTTCACTCTCTACCGGGACATGATGATCGCGGACAGCCACTCGCAGTCGGAGTTCGCGAAGCGGAAGCTGGCGGTGATCGGGAAGCAGATCTCGATCCTCCCGCTGAACGAGGAGGACGGGGCAGACGTGGCGGCGGCGGATTTCATCCGCGCGCAGGTGGAGGGCTGCGGGAACTGGCTGTTCGGGAACGGGCATCTCCTGGATGGCACGCTCTATCCGGTGGCGGTGGCGGAGAAGGTGTTCGCGGCGTCGGGCTCGGGCTTCGCGCTTCGGGAGATCGTGCCGGTGCCGCACCGCCTGCTCGACTTCACGTCCGGCGCGCTGCGGATCCGGGAGGTGGACGAGCGGGGCTTCGTGAAGGGGTCGACGGTGGCGCCGGACCCGGCGCGGTACATCGTGCACCGCGGGCACCTGCTGTCGGCGCCGGACCACTTCGGCGGGCCGATGCGTTCGATCGTGCTGTGGTGGCTGCTCTCGGTGATGGACCGGGGCTGGTGGGCGCGGTTCCTGGAGCGGTTCGGGGCGCCGTTCCTGGTGGGGAAGTATGACCAGGCGGATGACGCCTCGCGGCGGATCCTGGAGCGGGCGTTCGATTTCGCGACGAAGATCGGCGGCCTGGTGATTTCGCGGGAGACGGAAGTCGAGATCAAGCAGGCGGCGAGCGGGGACTCGGGGGACGGCTACGAGCGCTTCCTAACCATCTGCCAGCGGGAGAAGTCGAAGCTGATCATCGGCCAGACGCTGAGCGCGGAGGCGCAGGCGACGGGGATGAACTCGGGACAGTCGTCGGCGCATGAGGCGGTGCGGGACGACATCCGGGAGTTCGACGCGATGATGCTGTCGGGCACGCTGCGGCAGCAGTTGTTCGCGCAGCTCCTGGAGATCAACCGCATGCCGGGCCGGCCGCCGGCGATCGCGTTCGGGGGGGAGTCGGCAAAGGAGGCGGGGCTGACGGGAACCCTCTTGCAGTCGCTGTCGCAGGCGGGGCTTCGCGTGACGGATGACGGCATTCCGGTGTTGTCGAAGAAGCTGGGGATCCCGGTGGAGCGGTCGCCGGCGCCGGCGGGGCCGGCCGTGCCGTTCGTGGTCCCGTTCGCGGTGCCGGGGCCGGCGCCGGAACTGGCGGACCTGGACCGGGTGGCGGCGGCTGGCGCGACGGACCTGGCGGCGGCGTTCGGCGGGGATCTCGCGCCGGTGGCGCGGATCATCCGGGAGAGCCGGACGGCGCGGGAGTGCGAGGAGCGTCTTCGGACATTCATGGCGGAATGGAAGCCGGCGAGGTCGGCGGCGGTGCTGGAGCAGGCGCTGACGGCCTACGCGGCGAACGGAGTGGCAATGAGCAGATTTCCCGGCCTACGGGTGTAGAAAACCGGGATGAGGCAGAGGGGCTGACACCCCTCCAACCGAACGCTGTTGATAGCAGCGGTCACCCTTACGGGCTCACCCCGGCACCAATCGAGGAGCCCGAAGGATAGCGGTAGGAGAAAAGGGTGAAAAGCCCCCTTTGCATTTGTTCGGGCGGCCACGGCCGCCGGCCCGGGCGCCGGTGCGCCTGTGGCGATGGTTCCCACGCTTGCGCGTGCGCGCGGCCGCGACGGCCGCGAAGGCTGCCCACGGTGAAGGCCCGGGACGGGCGCGTCCACAAGGGCGCGGTCTATCGGCCCCAGTTCGCGATCGGCATCCTGTGCCGGGACGAGGCGGACCAGAGGGCGATGTTCTCGGACCTGTCGGCCCGGCTTTCCGGCCGCGAGATCAAGGTGCTGGTGATATGACGCGCATCGAGATCGAGCAGAGGTGCGTGGTACCGGAGACCTACCGGGCGGCGCGGGTGCGGTCGCTGTTCAACGTCTCGCCGGAGGCGGGCGCCATATTCCGTACGGCGTGTGAGATCCCGCTGGACGAGGACCGCTGGCAGGTGGGCCTCGTGGTGGGGCCGAGCGGCTCGGGCAAGTCGTCGATCGGGCGGCGGTGCTGGGGCGGCGCGGCGTACCTGGAGGGCTTCGAGTGGGGCGGCGGGCCGATCATCGAGGAGATCGCACCGGCGGCGCCGTTCGACGCGGTCGCGGGCGCCCTGTCGGCGGTGGGCCTGGGGAGCGTGCCGTCGTGGCTGCGGCCGCACGGGGTGCTGTCGACGGGGGAGCGGTTCCGCGCGGATCTCGCGCGGGCGCTGCTGTGCGGGAGGGATCGCCTGGTGATCGACGAGTTCACGTCGGTGGTGGACCGGCAGATTGCGCGGGTGGGCGCGGCGGCGTTCACGAAGGCGTGGCGCCGGGAACCGGGCCGGAAGGTGGTGCTGCTCTCGTGCCACCGGGACATCGTGGAGTGGGCCTGTCCGGATTGGATTCTGGACACGGAGGACATGAGCCTCCAAAGGGGGTCGCTTCGGCGGCGGCCACCGATCCGCATCGACGTTTTTCAAACGGCTTGGCGCCCCTGGGCGCTATTTGAAGCGCATCACTATCTGAAGCTGCCGCTGATGATCGGGGCGACGAACTACGTGGCGCTGAACCGCGGGGAGCCTGTGGCCCACGTGGCGGTGGCGACGACGACGGGCCTGAAGAGCGCCCGGATGTGCCGGCTGGTTGTCATGCCCGAGTGGCAGGGCGTGGGCGTCGGCGTGCGCTTCATCGAGTGGGTCGCCGAGGAGTGGCTCGCCGGGCGGAACCGGTACGGCAAGCCGATGACCACGGTGTTCCACACGAGTCACCCGGGGCTGGCCGCGGCGCTGCGCCGCCGGCCGGGGTGGCTCTACATCGGCGGGCGGGTGCTCGGCGAGAACGGCGAGGCGTCGTGGCGGACGATGCTGAAGTCGCGGGGCATCGGCGGCAGCCGGTACGGCGGGCACATGCGGGCGGTTCAGGGGTTCCGATATGTGGGCGAGGCTGAGGCGGCGTAGGGCGACGCTCTACGAGATCTACTTCGGAAGGGACGAGCGATGCGGGTTTACCTGTGCGGTCAGAAGGCTTTTGGAGCGGCTGCATTCGAGGCGATCCGGCGGGCCGGCCACGAGATCCTCGGCGTCTCGGCGCCCCTCTGGTCGGAGTCCGAGCCCGAGCGGCCCGACCGGCTGAGGGCGGCCGCCGACCTGGCCCGCGTCCCGTTCCTGCCCGCCGGCATGCTTTCCGCGGACCGGCTGCCGGTCGGGACCGACGTCGTCGTCGCCGCCCACTCGCACGACTTTATCGGCCGGGCGACCCGGCTCCGCGCGAGGATCGGGGCGATCGGCTACCACCCGTCTCTGCTCCCCAGGCACCGCGGCCGCGACGCGATCCGGTGGACGATCCGGCTCCGGGACCCGGTTGCCGGCGGGACGGTCTACTGGCTGAGTGACAACGTGGACGCCGGCGACATCGCCGCCCAGGAGTGGTGCTGGGTCCGGCCCGACGACACGGTCGACACCCTCTGGCGCCGGGAGTTGTTCCCGATGGGGCTGCGGTTGATCGAGCAGGCCCTTGCCGACCTGGCCCGCGGGGTTCGCGTGGCCATTCCCCAGGACGACGCGGCCGCCACTTGGGAACCCTCATGGTCCCGGCCGCCGTTGCGCCGGCCGGACCTGCTTCTCCTCGGCGACGGGCGTCATGCGGAGGCTCTGCACACTGTCCGCGAGCTTCATGCAGACCCCTCGCAGCCCCTCTGATTGACCCTTGTCCGTCGGCGAGGAAACACCCTTTTCAACCATTCCGAGCACGAGACCCGGCGCGAGGCGCGGAAGACCCGCTATTCATCGGCCTTTCTCGCGCCACATCGGCCCACATCCGACCATATCAGGCATTCAGCCCGGTCGCCGTCTCAGGGTCAATCCGCCAGATCGTCCGGACTGGCGGAGAGGGTGGGATTCGAACCCACGGGCCCTTGCGGGCCTCCGGTTTTCCACGCGGGCCGCGATGCGGCCCGAGTGGCCACTTGGCCCGCCCTGGGCGGGCCGACGTGGCAAGACCGGCGCTCACTCACCCAAGGCCCTGAGCCCTCAACCATCGGTACCCGGAGCGCGTCTTGAGAAAGCGTTCGCGCCGGAGCGCTTCAGTCTTGGATCCGAACGCCTCGCAGTGGCGCAGCACCCACGGTCGACCGTTCTTCGTCGAGCGCACGCGGCCGGCGTTGTGGTCGGCCAGCCGCCGCTCCACGTCGGCGCAGCTTCCCTTGTAGTGCACACCCCTTGACGCGCTGTACAGCACGTACACGAAGTAACACGCCGCCAGATCGTCCGGACTGGCGGAGAGGGTGGGATTCGAACCCACGGGCCCTTGCGGGCCTCCGGTTTTCCACGCGGGCCGCGATGCGGCCCGAGTGGCCACTTGGCCCGCCCTGGGCGGGCCGAC